ACGAACGAGGGGCGGACGACATGAGCAAGATCGCGATGATGAAGCGGGAGATCGGTCAGGAGGCGTTCCGCGCTCTGGGTCTGGCCGGCGTGACTCACTCGGGTGCTGTCGTGGTTCTGGCCGATGGTGACGCGATGGCGCGTCTTCGCGGGGCGGGCGTTGTCGGACCGAACGACGGACTGACGATCGTCGGGTCCGGACTGGCGATGCAGGCTCAGAAGCTGATCGAGGACGAGTTGTTCTGAGTTCTGGCCGATGGTCCGCCCGTGATCCTCGCGATCACGGGCGCACTGCTGTATCGTGAGCGTGTGAATAGTCGAGGGGCGAAAGCTGTGAAGCAAATTCTTGGCGGAGATGGCGGTTCGCGTGTCGTCGTGGATGCGGCGGGGCGTCCGCGGACCAAGGGATCGCTGAAGCCGATCCATCAGAAGCTGGGGGCGGGGCGCTGTCGCGTGTCGCTGACCGAGTCCGGGGAGTACTCCGACGCGTGGAAGCGGACGGTTATCGCGGCGATCCGTGCGGCGTGCGTAGTGTCGCGGTTCGCGGGTCCGGTGATCGTGGACTGCGTGTTCCGCTTCGAGCGGCTGTGCGAGCCGGATCAGGCGTTGGCCTGGCCGACGCGAGAGCAGGGCACGTACGCTCATGGGGACGTGGACAAATTGACACGGCTGATTTTTGACTCCCTGACTCAGTCGGGTCTGATTCTCGACGACTCGCTGATCGTAGGTGGCTCGTCGTTCAAGCGCTGGGCCCTTGATGGCGAGACGGCTGGGGTTCAGGTCACCGTGCACAATGTCGATTCCGTGGGTCTGGGATGGCCGGAGGCGAACGAAAGTGCTCCGGGGGCACCCGAGGTAGGGGTCGGGGATTCCGATGGCTCCTGAGGGCTCTCAGGAGGCTTTCACGTATCTCGCCGAGATGGACGAGCGCGAGAGTGCGATCGACGTCTGGAGTCTGGCCGCCGAAGCGGGGGTCGTCCGGCGTTGCGCTTGTGGGCGGGTGGCCCTCGGGGATGCCGTGGCGCACACGGAGGACGGATGCCGGCCGCTGGCCGCGCACGTCGTGGTGGAGCGCGCCGCGTTCCCTGCGCCAGAGGTGACCTCTCGCGATCCGTGGGACGGGGTGACGGGGCTACCGTCCGCGGTGGCGAAGCTGGCCGAGAAGGCGCGTGCGGCATCGTGGCGAGTCAGGGTGCAGCGCAGCAAGGGTTGCGCCCCGCATGCCACCCATGGGGCCGCTGGGGCCGTCAAATGGCGGTACGCGGTGCGGTGCGCTCTTGAGGGACGAGGGGCGTACGCGGTGTACGACGCTCGCGGCGAGACGTGGAAAAGCGTCATGCTGTGGGGTCGGGACTGTCCCGTGTTCCCGCACGCTTCGGTGACGGACCTCGGGGTGTATCTGGCCGCGGGTGGCGTGATGGACGCCGACTGGTACGACGCGATCCGCGCTCACGTGGTTGACGGCGCTGTACGCAAGAAGGAAGCGGCTGTGAGCAGGCCTCGAAGCAAGAGGGAGGGAATGCAGTGAAGATCGAACTGGTGGGCGGTCCGTTGTGCGGTGAGATCGTGCCGATGACGCCGGATCTCATGCCGCGCGTGGCGTTGTGGGATTGGCAAGGGGGCGCCGTGACGTACGCACGGCGCGATGGTGGGACGACGATCTGCCCGATGTACGGACGGGCCGGCGTCCGCATGTACGAATACGTTCGCCCGGGGGTGCCGGCGTGAGTGATCGCTACGCCATCCGGGACATGGAGATCTACGAGAAGCGGATGCGCGGCGCGCGCCTTCAGCAACTCGCCGACGAATACGGGCTGAGCGATTCCGGGGTGTGCGCGGTCGTTCAGAACGTCGGGCGTTCCATGCCCGAACTCGACAGGTCGGCCCTGGTGGGGATCACTGTCGGATGGCTGATGGAAATGCGTGCGAAGGTTTTGGAGCTTTCAGAGCGAGAAGGGGCGCCCGTCACTGTCGGTCAACGCGGTGACATTCTCCGTGAGCCATCCGAGGATGGCGAGGGGGAGATCGTTCGCGATTACTCGCTGCGCATCAAGTCGATCGAGACGGCGCTGAGAATCGATGCTGCGTTCGCCAAGCGGCTTGGGCTCGATGCTCCGTCCGAGTCTATCGTCAAGGCGAGCGTGCAGTACGAGGTGGTTGGATTGGACCCGGAGGCGCTGACGTGAGCATGGCAATCACGGTGATACGCGATGCGGACGGTGATGCGTGGCTGAGGATCGGCCCTGATCGTTGGGCTTTGGTGTCGGATGTGATGCGCGGCGTGAAGTACGCGGAGCGTTACGCATCGACGCGTGAGGAGATCGAGGCATACGGGCCGTTCACCGAAGAGTGGAGCATCGAGACGTGAGGCTGTCTGACTGGTTGTGGGATGCGCTGACTGTCGTCGAGGTGACGATCGCCGTCCTGTTGGTCACGTGAGGATCGCGTGGCGCACTCCGCCTGCCGGTCCCGTGGCGCGCGTGGTGTCCGGCCGGGCGGAGTGTGTGCATGATGCCTGGCCGGGCGCGCCGATGGCGGTGTGCGGGTTGCGCTGGACTCGGGTGGCGACGGTGCGTCAGGTCGGCAGGTTGCGAGTGTGCAGGCGATGCAGGGGGTATCGATGAGCCGATGGCGTTCGGGTCTGTGGTCGGTGGTGGCGTTGTGCGTCGCCCTGGCCGATTCGCGTTCGGGATGGCTTGCTGTTTGCGCATGCCTCATTGGTGCTGCTATGATTAGCGTGTTGCTGATTACTGAGAGGGGCGAATGATGGGACCTGAGTTCAAGGCGTGGCCGAAGACGCCGCGCCTGTTCCGTGACATGGTGATCACGGAGAAGATCGACGGCACGAACGCCGCCGTTATCATCGAGCCGTCCGACATGGGCGCCGACGATGACGGATGGTGCGCGAACACCGTCGGGCCGGACGGCGAGTGGTACAAGGTCGGCGCGCAGTCACGCAACCGCGTGATCGAGCCGGGGCGGGACAACGCCGGATTCGCGACATGGGTTGATGCGAACGCCGAATCCCTGATCGCCGATCTCGGTGCTGGCTACCACTACGGGGAGTGGTGGGGTTCCGGGATCCAGCGGGGGTACGGCCTGACGGGTGGCGAGAAGCGCTTCTCGCTGTTCAACGTCAATCGGTACGCACGCCCCGAGGGGACGTCGTTCGTCACCCCCGATGTCGACATCGTGCCGATCCTCGCTCGGTTCACGTTCTCGACGGGAGTCGTTCAGGAAGTGCTCCTCGATCTCGGCAAGACGGGCTCGCGCGCCGCACCTGGGTTCATGCGTCCCGAGGGTGTCGTCGTCTTCCACGCCGCGGCCGGCATCGTGTTCAAGGCGACGATCGACGGCGACGAAGAGCCGAAAGGCGTGCGGCGATGAGTGATGCGAAACGGTGGATCGAGGACGCGCGCATCGCGGCACGCATGCACGCTCAGGGGTTGCCGCTCGACATCATGCTGAGCGTCGACAGGGGCAGTGACGCCGTGGTGCTGCGCGTGACCACACGTCACCTGACGCGCGTCGAGGCGCGCGCACTGGGCATGGCGCTGATCGAGGCCGCTCTTCTGGCTGGCGAGCGTGACGTATCGTCCGCACATGATCGAACCGATTCGTAAGCGGATCGAACTCAGGGGAGCGGCCAGAGAGATCCTCTCTGACCGCTCCCCTGAATGCCTTGTCGCCGGCCCAGCCGGCACGGGGAAGAGCTTCGCTTCGCTCTACAAGATCCACTTGATGTGCCTGCTCAACGGAGCGTGCAGGAAGGACTGCGAGAAAGAGCACGAGCATGCGTTGACGGGGATGCGCGCGCTCATCGTGCGGAAGACAGCGAAGAGTCTGACGTCGACTGGTCTGGTGACGTTCAGGGAACAGGTTGCCGCCGACGCCATCGCGCAAGGAATTCTGAAGTGGTACGGCGGATCAAGCGAGAAGCCCGCGCAGTATCAGTACACCAACGGCAGCGTGATCGTTGTCGGTGGCCTCGATAACCCTGACAAGATCATGTCTGCGGAATATGACATCATCTTTATTCAAGAGGCAACTGACTGCACGGTAGAAGACTGGGAGAAATGCAACTCCCGCTTGCGTAACGGCAGGGTTTCATTCCAGCAACTATTGGCAGACTGCAATCCACAGCAACCCTCCCATCCGCTGAAAAAGCGATGCGATGAGGGCCTGACAAAGATGCTGCTCTCGCGTCACGAGGACAATCCCCGGCTGTTCGACGCTGGCGGGGAGGTCACTGCCTACGGCGAGGCGTACATTCGCCGGCTCGACAACCTCACTGGCGTACGGCGCGAGCGCTTGCGCTACGGACGCTGGGCCGCGGCTGAGGGCATGATCTACGAGACGTTCAGGCCCGACATCCACCTGTCCGATCGCAAGGTCCTGCCGATGGACTGGCCGCGCATATGGGGTGTCGACTTCGGGTACACGAACCCGTTCGTGTGGCAGATGTGGGCGATCGATCCCGACGGACGGCTGTATCTTGAGAAGGAAATCTACCGGACACAGAGGCTTGTCGAGGATCACGCAAAGGATATCCTCGCTGTCGTGACGCGCGCGTCCGATGGCAAGTGGAAGTATCCGAAACCGATGGCGATCGTGTGCGATCACGACGCAGAGGACAGGGCGACGCTCGAACGGCACATCGGGATCGGCACCACAGCAGCCAGCAAGAACGTGAGCGAGGGCATTCAGGCTGTACAGACACGCTTAAAGGTGGCCACTGACGGACTGCCGCGCCTGTTCCTCTGTCGTGACGCGCTGGTGTCACGCGATGAGGAGCTGCGCCAGGCCGGCAAGCCGACATCGACGATCGAGGAGATCGAGGGTTACGTGTGGGAGCCGTCGCCTGATGGCAAGCCGTTGAAAGATCGACCGTTGAAACTCAACGACCATGGCGTCGACAGTGCACGCTATGTGTGCGCACATCAGGACTTCGCCCCCAGGGCGCGCGTCAGATTCATCGACAACTGATCTATCGCGTGTGATAGAATCAGGGCATGGGAGCAAAGAAGGACCTCAGGCGCGCACTCGATCTCGCGCACGAAGACTGGCAGCGCATTCTCGTCGAGAATCGCAGACTGCGTGAGGAGATCGAGGCGCGCGACGCTGGCCGTGAGGCGACGCTGCGCGAAGCGCTCAGGGACATGGCCGAGCACGAATTCGCGATCATCACGCGGTCCGGGCGCGTCGTTGCCGCGCGCGCCGTCGATACACGGATCGAGAGCGCGCCCTACTCGGTGGGCGCCGAGGCGAACGGCTGGGCTATTCAGGTCCCCGGCCCGCGTGAGTACACGGCCAACATCGTTCTCAGTTCGATCAACAGGTAGAGGGGCTAGATATGACGAACAAGGGCAAGAACAAGGGCGCGGACGATCCGCGCCGATCCGAGGACACGACACGCAAGAACGCCAAGGACGAGGCGGTCCATCGGGATCCCGACATCGCCGGCGTGATGCGTCGCGAGTCCAACGACGTGCACATGCGGGATCGGCGCGACCGTGGCTGAGCGTGAAGAGCCGGCCAAGGCCAAGGGCGAGGATTCGAAACCCGAACGGCCAAAACCTGACCCCTCGTCGGCGCCTCGATGAGCAGGGCGAGTGAGCGCGCCGTCAGAGAGCGCGCGGACGAGATCCTCAGGGCTGCTCACAAGCGCGGCGAGGAGGTCGGCGGGGGCTACGGCGCCGGACGGATGACGAAAGCGCAGAAGAAGTCACAGGCGACGCACATCCCGCTCACGCGGGGGCCGGACACTACGGCCAAGAAGGTTGCACGGAAGCTCTGGGGATAGCAAGAGCGGGGAGACGGATTCCGTCTCCCCGCTCTTCGTTGCGTGGATCTGCACTTCAGCATTTCCGATCCCTCGCTTGGTGATACCCGTAGCCTAATTGATGCGCGCTAGAAATGCAAGCCCTGATTCTGTTGCGTCTGATTCCGTGTAGGGGTAGAGTGAGGGCATGGCGATTCATTACGAGAACTACCAGAGATTCAGTAAGGGGCAGGGGTTCGCTGGCGTGCTATGCCGGGGATTCGGCGTGTCCGCCAGTTCGAAGCGTTGGATGGCGGTTGACTGCCAGGCCTGCCGGGAGAAGATCGTCGGGCGCGAGGTGATCTCGCGCGAGGGTGAGCGCGGGTGCATCGAGCACGCTACGCAGGCTGGCATCGAAATTGCGCGCGGGGATTACTTCGCACCTATCACGTGGGCCGCGTTCGACAAGGACTGGGCGCCGCTCGATGTGGCGCTTGCGGCGGTGTTCGGCGATGAGTGAGCGCGAGCCGCGCGAGGACTGGGACATGAACCGCGACGGCGGGGGCGCGTGGGAGCGCGAGCGCCGCACGCCGACGAGCGCCGATCGCATCCGTGCCGCGGCACGCGAGGCCGGCAGGAAGGCTGTGCGAGTGTTCGGGAAGGGGCGTCGTGACTAAGTCGGACGGATGCCCGAGCGTGACGGGTCATGACGTCGGGGGAACGACGGACGGCACGTGCACATGGTGCGGAAAGCGCATCGACCCTCCAACACCTCGCCCGAAGCTTCCGTATGGCTACGTCACCGGCCTCGATGAGGCGTACGGCAAGTTCTACGACCCTGACTATGACGGATTCTGACTGATACTCTCGGCCGCATGGTCTCTATCGGCATCGACGCGCCACGCAATCGGACGCGAGTGCTCACCCTCGGGGAGCGCATCGCGCAGCGTGACGCGTCGATTGCCGTTCGGATCGGGGTAATCGCCCTCGCGGGGTTGCGAGGGAAGCGATTCCTTCGGGCGGCCAGGACCGCCGGCGGACGAGCGATCGTCATGGTGTTCGCTGTCCTTGGCGCCTTCGGCGCTCGTCACGGGTTGGTGCTCGGAGCGCTCACGGCGTTCACGGTGGCGGCGTGGCGCGTCGATGCGGTTGCCGGCCTCGTGACGATGGGCGTGGGGATGTTCTTCCTCGAACTGAGGCGCAAGTAGTTGTTGCGTGCCTGATTCGTGCGTGCTAGACTTCTTGCATGATGACAGCGAAGCACAACGGATGTTCGATCAAGGTTCGCGCGGGCAGGGGCGCGACGTGGGGGCGAATGTTCGCTACGGTCAACGGCTCGCCCTTCCCTGTCGTCGAAAAATTCGACGAGTCGGAGGCTATCGTCGAAATCAAGCGCACACTTGATTACGTGCACAGCGCGCCTGTCGATGGAGATCGCTGGCCCGCCAGCTATTACGCGCCAGGGACTTACGAGCTGTGTGATATCGGGATCCACCCTCGCGCGATCGGCGAGAAGTGCACCCATTTCGGTTGCTCGTCAGGGCGTTGATCGACGCGAGTGGACTGAGATGTCGATCGAGGGCATGTTCTTCCTGGAGTTGAGGCGCAAGTAGTTGTTGCGCGCTTGATTCGTGCGTGCTAGACTTCTTGCATGAGCGAAGTTGAGTACACCACTGAGGCCCTGATCACCCGCATGAACGACAAGGCTGCCAAGCTCGCCGGCCTCTCCGAGGCGATCGAGTACGGCACGGTCGGTACCCTCCTCCGTGGCGACGTGACCCGGATCGAATTCCTCAGCGAGGACCGCAGCGAGCGCTACTACGTTCTCGTCAAGTCCGACGGCCGTACCTTCTGCCGGGGCTACGAGGTGAGCAGCACCGCTCGCGACCTGACCACCGAGGCAATCCGCAACTTCAAGACCCGTACCAACTGATCACGACTCAGCGCTAAGGCGCGCACCTTACGGGGTGCGCGCCTTTTTGCTGTACCATCCCTGGCATGATGCTGGGGGTGAGTCGTTGAGCGTGCGTAGCCTGCTAGGCGGGATCGTCAACGACACGCCCGTCCCGCTCACCTCGCGATGGGCCGGACGCGGGATGCTGTCCGGGTTCTCGTTCGGGCGACGTGATCGCGAGACCGACCTCAAGCAGCACACGGCCACGGCCACGCTCTACGGCGTGGTGACCACCCTCGCGCGGATGACGTCGGCAGTCGAGTGGGACCTGTGTCGTAAGCCGTCCAGCCCTGGCGACGAGCCTGTTCCCCTGACTGGCGCGCGCGCAGAGAACGCCGCACCGCTGAAGGTGTGGAACAGGCCCAACGACTTCATGACGCGCCCGTTCCTCGTGGCCGGCAGCCAGCAGCACAAGGACTTGTGCGGCGAGTTCTGGTGGGTGGTCGTCAAGTTCCTCGGAGTGCCCGTCGAACTCTGGCCGGTCCGTCCCGATCGCATGTTCCCCGTGCCGTCGACTACCAAGTTCATCGCCGGGTACATCTATCGCTCACCTGACGGCGAGGAGATCCCGCTCGAAGTCGACGACGTGCTGAACTCGTTCCTGCCGTCGACAGTCGACCCGTACCGCGGTGAGGGTCCCGTCGGCGCCATCGCGAAAGACCTGGCGCAGAACGACGCTCAAGCGGCGTGGAACGCGAGCCTGTATCGCAACTCGGCGAACCCCGGCGGCATCATCAAGGTAGGCCGCCGGCTCGGCGATACCGAGTGGCAGGAACTCGTCGAGCGTTGGCGCATGCAGCATCAGGGTGTGCACAACGCCGGACGGGTGGCTGTCCTCGAAGAGGGTGATTTCACGCCCCTGTCGTACACGCAGCGTGACATGCAGTTCGTCGAGAGCAGGAACCTCACGCGCCAGGCCGTGTTCGACGCCTACGCGTTCCCCAAGTTCGGACTCGGGGATGTCGACGACGTCAACCGCGCGAGTGCTGAGGCGAGTCTGGCGCTGATGGCGCGCACCCTGACCACGCCGCGCGTCGATGACATCAAGAGCCTGCTCAATCATCGCTTCCTGCCGATGTTCGGCCCGCAATGGCGCAACTACCGCTTCGAGCCGCGTACGATCGTTCCGCCGGACGGCGAGAGTGAGCGCGCCGACCTGACCGCGCGTACGTCTGCGTTCGCCACACTGATCGGTGCGCGCGTGAAGGCGGATCAGGCGTCCGAGGTGTGCGGGCTCCCGCCGCTGGAGCTGGAGCCCGAACCTGTAACTTCGAACGAGGACGACAAGGAGGGGGCGGACGATGACACCCAGTAAGGGACGTATCGTGCTGGCGCTGGTGGTGCCGGAGGCGAACAACGGGGACGACACGGCACCCGCCGTGATCACGCGCGTGTGGAATGACCGACTGGTCAACGTCAAGGTGCTCGGCGACTCGATGAACAACGAATGGAAGACGTCCATCTCGTTGTTCGACACCGAGGAGGAGGCGCGCGAGAAGAGCTTCGGCCATGCGTGCTTCTGGCCCCCGCGAGTCTGAGGAGAGCGACGATGCCGGCGGCAAAGAGGGGTGAGCGCACCCCGAGGGTCGGAGATCGGGTGCGCGTGTACGTCGATGCCACGATGATCGACGAGTCCGCGACGATCATCCGCGTGGATCGTGACCGCGTCGCTGTCCATGTCTGGCCGGACTTGGACGCACGCGTCGCCATGCACGCGCGATGGTTCGCCGACGAGAAGGGCGCGACGGCGCACGGCGCGGGTGGCGCGTGGCCGGACGGCGGCGAGTGAGCACGTTCCTCGCCGCGCTGAACGGGGCGATCGAGAACGCGATGCGTTGGCAGGTGAAGGCGTATCGTGACGCGAGCACGTGTGACAAGTGCAAGCGCAACGATCGGAAGTTGTACCGGAACAGAACGTCAGCGTACGCTGACTACCCGAACGGCAAGGGTTACATAAAGTGCGTCGGCGCGCAGTACGGCAACTCCTGCCGATGTGTCGTCAAGAAACGTAGGGGTGACGAGTGAACAAGCGTCGGCGCGCGATCCTCGATGCGCTCACCCCCGCCGTCCAGTTCGCCATGGAGCAGCCAGGTGGAGCGCCTCCCCGGCCTCTGGCCGATGTTCCTGGACTCTCGATGCGCGCGCGGGTGACCGCTGAGGCACCGGGAGAGTTGCTGATCTACGGGCGGATCATGGGCAGTGCCTCGATGTGGATGGAGGGCATCGCGCCGTCCGACGTGGCGAACGCCCTGAAAGAGCTTGGCGCCGGCCCCGTCAACGTGCGGATCAACTCCGGCGGCGGGGACGTGTTCGGCGGGGTGGCGATCCACTCACTGCTGGCGAGACACCCGGGCATCGTCACCGTCTACGTGGATGGCGTGGCCGCGTCCGCGGCCAGCTTCATCATGCTCGCGGGTGAGCGCGTCATCGCCTCACGCAACGCGATGATCATGATCCATGATGCCATGACCGGCGTGTGGGGCAACCGCGAAGCGTTTCAACGCGCCATGGATCTGCTCGACAGGGTCAGCGACAACATCGCCGACATGTACGCCGAGAAGGCGGGCGAGGACGTCGAGTTCTGGCGCGCGAAGATGCTGGAGAACGGCGAGGACGGCGTCTGGTACACCGGCATGGAAGCCCTCGACGCCGGACTGGTGGACGAGGTCATCGCCGCCAAGGATGACGATGATGATGTGGATGCCTTGCTGCGCGGGTGGGTCAACCTCCTGCCGCGCGAGGTGGCCGCGCGCGTCGAGAACGCCAAGACCCCCGACGTCGACCCTGCTCCTGCAAAGACCGCAGTCACGCCGCTTGACGTGACTGGACTGAACGACATCCTGAAAGGCGTGTTCGCGTGAGTGTGAAGCTCCCTAAGACCACGGCGGACTGGGAAGGCTATCTCGCCACCCTGGACACGCCGGAGAAGATGAACGCCGCGATCGCGGACAAGGACGAGACCGGTTTCGCGTCGCACGTCAAGTCCTACGTCACGGCCGAGACTGCCGAGCGTGCGGACATGGCGGAGCAGATCAAGGCGGCTACCCAGTCCGCGATCGTCGACTTCTTCCGTGAGAACGGCGGCGACGTCAGCAACGCGAAGAGCGTGAACGCTGCCCTTCTGGCCGGCGGGAAGGCGAAGCAGCCTTTCGGCAACCCGGCCACCGCCCCCGGTGCGGCCCTGAACGGCAAATTCAAGGACGTCGGAGAGTTCGTCAACACCATCTGGCACAAGCGCGCCCCGGGCGTCGATGCCGACCTGGACGAGAAGTTCGGCCTCCTCAACGAGTACTCCGTCAAGGTGCCGGACTCGGGCGGCTTCCTCGTTCCCGAGGAGTTCCGTCAGGAGTTGTTGGCGCTGGAGCTGGAAACCTCCATCGTCAAGCCGCGCGCGACAGTCATCCCGATGTCGTCGGCTTCGCTGACGTTCCCGACCGTGGATGCCACGTCCAACGTGTCCAGCGTGTTCGGCGGCATCATCGTCTACCGCAAGGCGGAAGGCGAGGAGTTCGTCGACAGTCAGGCCAAGTTCGGACGGGTCAAGTTGGACCCGACCAAGCAGACTGCGTTGGCCTACGTCAACAACGAGATCATCCGTGACGCCGGCGGAGCGCTGTCCGCGTTCATGAACCAGCGGATGCCTCAGGGCATGGCGTGGTTCGAGGATAACGACTACCTCGTGGGTGCCGGCGCCGGCGAGCCCCTCGGCGCGCTGAACGCGGCGAACCCGGGCCTGCTCGTGCAGGCAAAGGAAACCGGCCAGACTGCCGCCACCATCGTGTGGGAGAACGTCCTCTCGATGTACTCCCGGCTCCTGCCTGCGTCGATCGACAAGGCTGTCTGGCTTGCGAGCCCCGACACCTTCAAGGAACTCGCCACCATGGCGCTGTCCGTCGGTACCGGCGGGTCGGCTGTCTGGCTGATGGACGGCCGCGGCAAGCCGGTCCTGACGCTGCTGGGCATTCCGGTCATCCGTACCGAGAAGACCCCGGGGTATCTCGGCCAGCAGGGCGACCTCTCGCTGATCGACTTCTCGTTCTACCTGGTCGGCCAGCGTGACGCGATGAGCATGGACACGTCGGAGCACGTTCGCTTCACGCGTGACCAGACCACCATCCGCGTGATCCAGCGCAACGACGGACGTCCGTGGCTCGCGTCCCCGATCACCCCCAAGAACGGCGGCCCGACCCTTTCGCCGTTCGTAACGTTGGCGGCACGCGCGTAAGCCAGCGCGCGAACGTTTCACGTGAAACAGGACCGCCCCCGAATCTTCGGGGGCGGTGCTGTGTTTTCGATCAGACGTAACGCTCTTCGAGCCAGCGCTCGTACCGAAGCTCTGCCACGTGCTCCGCTTCCATCTCCTCGTTCATCTCGCGAGTCCGGACGTAGCAGAACTTGACCGCCTTGACGCCGGAATGGCGACGCTTGCAGCAACCGCACCGGATACCCGTCGCCGTGGCGAGCGGGAGACTGCCGTTCAGCTCGAACGACTCACCCTCGAAGACGTAGGTGTTCGGGGTGGGCAGGTTCTCGGCCATCTCGGCGGCAAGCACGCGCTCCGCGTCCTCGATCGTCGCCATGACGTGGTCCCAGTAGTGCGACGCGTTCTCGCTGGCCTCGCTGCTGCGGTCATAGTCGGCGTTGACGCACCGGTTCGAGCAGTAGGTGAACTCCATGCCACCCTCGCTGTAGGTGACAACACTCTGCGGGGTGTAGTTGACGTTCGGGTCACTGATCGGGGCGATGTTCTCGCACGTCGGGTTGTCGCAAACCTTGCTGATGACGACCGGTCCGAAGTTCCTCATGATGTCCGCCCCTCGCTTGCTGCTCTCGCTTACATGTCAAGTATGCGCGCTGATTCCTCGGCGCGCAATACTTTGGCGTTAGAATCTTTCGGGGAGTTCGATCCCCCATCGCTTGCAGAGCTGTTCGACGTCACGCCGTGAGCGCCGGCGATCCAGGATCCAGCGCTTCAGCTCGACACGCTTGACGGGATCGGTGACGTGCTTGGGGAGTTCGGCCAGCAGCCATGCCTTCTCGGCGACACTCGGGTTGCCGTTCACGTACCCCCAATGGCGCTGCTCCCCGAGCCCCTCATCGCTCCCCGGACCTTTCGCTTCCATCTCGCCTCCTTGAGCAAGAGTTGCCTGAAACCCCCGGTTTAACTGTCACAGGCAAACCGGGGGTTTCAGGCAACTCTTGCTCGCCCCTCTTTCGCCCCTCGAATGTTGCTAGACGCAGTATGCACCCTGATTACGTGGCGCGCGAGTCTTGCGCGCAGAATGTTTGCGCTTGATTTCTCGGGATGGGTGTGCTACGCACGCGCGTGCTATGCTCCGTGCATCCACCTCTGGCCGGCATTGAACCCCCGGCCAGGGAGCACACCACGTTCGGGCATTGAAACCCCCGGGCGCATGGAGGAACAGCAATGCAGAGCGAAGCTCTCGGGCGCCTCAACAACGCCCACTACCCCGCAGACGACGTCTACATCTCGCTCGTCGACGCGGAAGGTGTCACCTTCTACGGCCACGAGGTGGACGGCGCCACCGCCTTCGTCATCACGTTCGCGTCCGACGCTGCCGGCACCGGCGCTGTCACGCCGTCCGTGATCGACCACTACTACGGCAAGAGCGCGGACGTCAGCGATGGCGTGTGGCACAAGACCACGCAGACTGCCGGCGACACCGTCTCGGCAGCCGACGGTACCGAGGACTTCGTAGCCATCGAGGTCCTGGCGTCGATGTGCCCGACCGGCCTGAAGTACGTCAAGTGCACTGCTGACGGTTCGGGCACGGTCATGGCCGTGCTGCACGGGCTGAAGTACCAGCGCACCCCGGCGAATCTGCGGAGTGTGACCGCGTGAGCGTTCTCAACGATGCGGACGCCTTCCGCAAGGCCCTGTTTGGCCTGGCCGTGGAGCGTGCTACCGCCGCACTTCCGCAGACGACTCAGTCGGCGCTGTTCACCGTGGCCGGCGGACGCGTGCTGGTGACGTCGATCGTCGGTGAGGTCACCACGGTCATTCAGACTCAAGCGAACAACACCAAGATCGTCTCGAACCCGACCACGGGTACCGACGTCGACCTGTGCGCCGTTCTGGACATCTCCGCCGATCAGGTGGGCTGTCTCTATGGCATCACGGGCACGTTCGCCACGGCGCTGGTCGGCGCGAACGCGGGTGCCACCGTTGCGTGCGCCACGCCGGTAGTCGTCCCCATCGGCACGATCGACCTGTCGTGCGCAGCTAGCAATACCGGATCGGTGAAGTGGCGGATCACGTATGTGCCGCTCGACACCGGCGCTGTCATTACCGCGGCCTGACACTTTCTAACGCGCTGATCGCACCCGAGAGGAGTCCATCGTGGCTAACGCCATGTTCAATACGGCGCGCGAGGGTTTCCTTTCGGGTGCGATCGACATCGACACGGCTGTCATCAAATGCGCACTGGTTCGTGGCTACACGTTCACCACGACGCACACCACCGTCTCGGACGTGACCGGCGCCGGCGGCACGCTGAACGGCACGAGTGCGGCCCTGGCCAACAAGTCGATCGCGTCCGGTGCATTCGACGCCGATGACACGACGATCGAGACTACCGCCAACGCGTCGAATCACGGCATCCTGCTGTTTCAGTCGAGTGCGGTGACCGGCGGTGCGGACGTCGCCGCATCCTCGCAGCGCGTCATCGCCTACTACGACACCGGGACAGGTCTGCCCGTCGTTCCCGGTACGGGAACCGCCTCGATCACGTGGTCCTCGGGTGCTGACAAGATCTTCCGGCTGAGCTGAGCGAGGGGTAAGGCCGTTCATGGCGAACCTCTTCACCGGCCAGACACCAACACTGGCAGATAATTCCGACGGAACTCCCGGAATCACTGCGGCCACCACTATCGTCTTCGCTACCGACGGAACGGTCACGGGCGTTCGCTTCTACGCCACCACCACAGCCAGTGGCGTCTACACTGGCGGCCTATGGACAGTCGACTCGTCGGACCCTGGTGGAGGCACGTTGCTCCAACAGAAGACCATGGGCTCTGCTCCCACGGGTGGGGCATGGAACGCGATCACGTTTGACACTCCAATCTCGGTGACCGCCGGCGCACCCTATCGCGTAGGCGTCTTCTCGGGAGATGGCCGGTACGTGGCCACCCTGGCATTCTTTTCGTCCGCAGGACTGACAAACGGGGACATCTCCGCCCCGCAACACAACACGAGCGTTGACAGCAAGACAGTCACCCAGGGCACGTTCCGCATCGATGCTTCGTTCGGCTACCCTAACGCCAACGGAAACGGGACATCCTACTTCGTCGATGTCGAGTTCACCTCGGGTGACTCGTCGATCAGCCCGAGCGGTATCGGGGTTCCCGTAACGCTGGGCGCGCCGTCCGCCTCATTCGCCGCCAGCGCAGGCGCGCCTGCGGGTATCGAGGTTCCCGTAACGCTGGGCGCGCCGTCCGCCTCATTCGCCGCCAGCGCAGGCGCGCCTGCGGGTATCGAGGTTCCCGTAACGCTGGGCGCGCCAGGCGCCTTTCACTACATCACGCCTGCGGGTATCGAGGTTCTCGCAACTCTGGGCGCGCCCACGGTCGAGGCGCCCCCCGGGCCGTCACCCGTCACCGAGGCCGGCTCATGGTTCGCCCTTCTGGCCGCTGTCCAGTCGGCCAGAAGCGATGCCGAACTCAACCGGGAGCGCGAGCGTCACCCCGTAGAATGCCCGTACGACGGATGGCCACTCACCCCCACGGCGCGTGGGCTGCACTGTGAGTTCGGTGGGCACGTCATCACTCCGAGACTGTAGGCAGGGGACATGAGAGCGGTTTACGCCACCGCCGAGCGAGTGATGCGCGCGTCGGACATCAAAGCTTCGGCGTGGGTCAAGGATGAGATCGTGGATGCCCTCGAATCGTCGGCGGATGCCGTTGATCGGCTGGTCAACCTCGGGGATGCCACGCGCCCCGGGTTCGCCCCCTGGAAGGGCTCGATCACGTTCGACTGGCCCACGCCGAACAACGGGAACGCCTACAAGTTCTGGCTGAATCAGTTCCGTCTACACTCCCTGACGACGCTCACCTCAGGTGGGGACGCGCTCACTGCGGACACGCTCCCCTGGCCGGCGTCCGGCCCTCCGTACAGCGCCGTCGAGATCGACACCGAGGCCGATGACACGTTCGACATCGGCGACACGGGCACGGGGCAGCACTCGCTCGTCATCGACGGCATCTGGGGGGTGTTCGGCGAGGATCGCACGCGCACGGCATGGACTCTCGGCACCACGGCGAACTCATCAACCACCACCCTGAACCTCAGCGCGCCGATCGGCATTGGCGCGATCGTCACTATCGGCACCGAGCGTGTGATCGTCGAGGATCGGGCATGGGCGGATTCCGGCCAGACGGCGAGTGCACTCACGGCGAGCGTGGCGAGCCAGTCGATCACGGTGAGTTCGGGCGCGGCGTTCCTGGCCGGCGAGGACATCCTGGCCGACAGTGAGCGCATGCTGATCAGGGACATCGCGGGCAACGTGCTCACTGTGCAGCGTGCGGTGAGCGGGTCGGCCCTGGCCGCGCACACGTTGGCCACCCCGATCTACTGGGCTCGCTCGTGCACGGTGGAGCGTGGCGCGCTGGGTACTACGGCTGCCGCGCACACTGCGGGCGATGCCGTGTCCATCTACCGCGCGCCGGCCCTGGCTGAGCAACTGTGCGTGGCGTATGCGATCGATCGCCGCGCTCAGGAGAGCGCCGGCTACGCGCGTACCGTCGGCCAGGGAGAGAGTGAGCGCCAGGTCAGCGCACGCGGGATCGCGCAGCTCGAAGCGCGGATGCGTGAACGGTACGGGCGTATCCGTCATCTGGCCGTCTGATGACGCAACGAGTCAAGCTGCACGGGCCGATCTTCTCCGTCCCCAAGCGTGCGGCGGCGATGAATTCCATGCGCGCGGGAATCAAACGCTCGGTAGCTGAGTACGCATTTCGCGCGGTGGCCGGCGTTCTCGCGTCTAGCATTCGCAATCCAACGCCGATCTATCAGACGCATATCATTATCGATAATCGTCAGGACGATAATTGGCAGGTCACCGATCAGGGATTGGCGAAGTACAACTACTGGCTTGAAGGTACGGGGAGCAGGAATTTCCCCGCGACTAGCTTCAAGGGGTATCATGCCTTCCAGAAGGCCTATGAGTTGACGTTGTCCAGGACCGGTCATCTGGCCGGCGTGGAAGTTGGCAAGGCAGTTCGCAGACTAGGGGGGTGAAATCGTGGCGCTGGATACGCAACTGTATATGGACGCTCTGATTTCTCACGCCCTTTCTTCGGGCCATTTCGTCAGCGTGAACGCTGTCGACGTCGGGAGCACTCCGACGAACGAGGGTCTGACCGCCGTCCTCTGGCCGCGCCGTATCACGCCGGCCCCGGGGCGTTCGGGCCTGGCGTCGACGTCGGTGGTGATGACGTTCGTGATGCGCCTGTTCCACTCGTCCGTGAGCGATCCCCTCGGCCAGATAGACCCGATCATGCTGAACGCCACCGACGCGCTACTGAACGCCTTCTCGGGGGATTTTACGCTGGGCGGCATCGTGGCCGAAGTCGATCTTCTCGGTCAGTACGGCGAACAGCTCAGGTCGGACTCGGGATGGCTCGACATGGGCGGGGGTGCGGACGAATCCAAGAAATTCAGGATCGTCGACATTACCATCCCGCTGATCATCAATGACATTTGGACGCAGGCTCCCTGATGAGGATTGACGTATGAAACAGTCAGGGCTTGGCGACTACCTTCTGATCGACGGATATGACTTCTCCGGGGATATCGGCTCGATCGGACGCATCAGCGGCGGGCCAGCGGCGAGCGACGTCACTGGCATTACGTCCAGCGCCATGGAACGCATTGGCTTGGCGCGCGATGGCGGGATCGACTTCACGTCATGGTTCAACCCCAGCGCCGGACGCCAACATGACATCCTGACGGAGCTTCCGTACGCCTCACGCCAGCAGACCTACCTGCGCGGACTGGGCCTGGGCAATCAGGCGGCATCGTGCGTACTGAAGCAGATCGGCTATGACCCGACGCGCGGTCAGGATGGCGCCCTGTCGATCGCGATCGCCGGCCAGGGTGACAGCTTCGGTGTCGAGTGGGGCTTGCAGGCCACCCCGGGTAAGCGCACCGACACGACAGCGACGAACGGCGCGAGCATCGACTACGGGGCGGTGAGCACGTTGTTCGGCATGCAGGCGTACCTCCATGTCACCGCGCTCACGGGCACCAACGTGGTGGTGGCCCTGGAGGATTCTGCGGACAACGTGACGTTCCTGCCGATCACCGCTGGCGCGTTCGCCAGCAAGACGGCCGTGGGGTTCGAGCGGATTGAGACCGGGCGGACGGCGACGATCCGACGGTACGTACGGGTGGCGACTACGGGCACTTTCACGAGCGCGACGTTCGCCGTCAATTTCATTCGCAACGAAACACTCGTGAACTTCTAAGGGGCGAACGTGGCAAATATGGCGTCTCATCATGCGGCACTTCTCGATGCGATTCGGGGGCTTGGTGTTGAGCCGAATCTATGTAACAAGATCATTATCGAGATCGGCTTCAACGGGCCGGTTCGGCTGCACGTCCAGGGCTACGCGGACGAGGGCACTCTCGGCGTGATCAAGGCTGCCGATGGTGACCTCGAAGTTGTTCGTGAGGTGGCGGGATCATGATCGTACCGGCACTTCCGAGTCAGCATTTCCGCACTTTCGAGATCATCGCCCCGTTGTCGACGCATTGGCGTCCGGCGACGTGCGAGGAGGTCGGGTGCGAAGCGTGGCGCAACGGGTGGGTCACGCGCGTGCCCGTGGGGTCCGACCTGGCGCAGTACATCACCTCGGGTACGCACGGGCGCGTGTATCACGAGGCGGCGTCGATCGACAGTGCTGAGCGCGAGTTCATGTTCCCGCCCGGGCAGAAGTGCTTCGCGGCTAGCAAACACCGCCTGCCGCTGGAGCGTGAGCCGCTCTACGTGGCGCGCGGCGGGGACGCGCGTGGCAACCCTCTGCGTGAACGTCGCGTGCACCAACGTCCGGAACATTGGGTAGAGGACTTCGCCGAGAATCTCGATCGGGTCCGAGAGTCAAAGGGAGAGTAATCAATGGCGAAGGAATCCGGGCTTGCGTGGAGCGTTCTGTCCGTCGATGATTCAGCGGGCACGGCGCGAGACATCCGAAACGACGTCACGAACTTCCAGTTCGCGATGCCGCGCGCCGTTCAGGATGTGACCGGCGTCGACAAGAGCGCGATCGAGCGGCTCCTACTGCTGGCCGATTTCTCGATCACGCTGAACGGCGTGTTCAACGACGCATCCAACCTGTCTCACTCGGTCTTCAAGACGGTTCCGAGCACGAGCGTCGCGCGCACCACCACCCTCACGGTGTCCGGCCAGACCCTCGCGAACGAGTGCCTGTACACGGACTACGCGCTCACGCGCGGCCAGGACGGCGCGCTCACGTGGTCGAGTCCTGGCGTCCTTTCTGACGGCACCGTTCCTACGTGGTCCTAATCTAGCACAACTGAATCCAGCAGGGGGAATCGAGCAGTGAGCTACAAGCGGAAGAACTATCGCCTCACGTGGCCGGAAGGTCACGTGAGGCACGGCCTCACCGTCGTCATGCGAGGCATGGCCATTGACGACATGGAAGCAGCGAGGGCGTTTCAGGGCGTCGAAAGGGACGATGTCAAGGCGAGTGCCGCGCTCCTCGCCCAGATAGCCGAACTCCTCGCTGCCAAGATGGTGTCCTGGGATCTCGCCGAGGACGATGACACTCCCGTCCCCACGACCGCCGAAGCTATCCGTAAAGAGGACATCTCCATGGTGATGGAGATTCTCAACGCGTGGACCGAAGTAGCCATGGGCGTCAAGGCGAGTCTGGGAAAAGGCTCGAACTCTGGGCAGCCGTTCCCGGAGGAGTCGATTCCGATGGAAACGTCGTAACCAAACCCGAGGAGTTGGAACACGCTCAGCTTATCCTCGGGCTGTGCCGCCAGTTCCACAAACTCCCGTCGGAGGTTCTGGCCGAAGACGTCGAACTACTTCGCATGCTACTGATCGAGGACCTGGGAACACCCGACAAGGGAGACTGACGTGGGCGACAATGAGATCGAGATTGTCGTCGATGTCGATGACCGGGCGACTGGCAAGCTCGACAATATCGGCAGCACTGCCGGCAAGGCTATGGGCAAGGTCATGGACGTGCTGTCTTCGGCAGGGTCGTCCGCGCTGGAGTTCGGCGCGAAGATGGGCACGGCCGCGGCATCCACGGCGGTCATGGCTGCTGGCAGCACGGCCGCCACGGGCGGGATGAACATCCTCGTCGGTGTTCTCGTAGCGGCGGCGATCGCCGCCGTGGGTATGGCAGCCGCGCTTCTCGCCCTGGCGCCGGCTCTCTCTCTCGTCGGAGGCCTGGCTGCTGGCGCGATAGGCGCGATAGCCGGCGTTGGCGTGGCCGCGGCGACGCTCGGGATCGGACTCGGGGGCGTGTCGGACGCGTGGTCCGCCTACGGGAAGTCGGCCGGGGGTGGCGGGGGCGCGAGCAAGGCCGCCGGAGATCAGGCGTATCAGGCCGCGCGGCGCATCGAGCAAGCGGAGGATGCCGTCACGCGCGCCAAGCGCGCCGCGATCAAGGCGTCACAAGAGGTCTCTCGTGCGCGCGCCGAAGAGCGGGAGCGCATCGAGGATCTGACGCTCGCGTTGCGCGGCCAGCAGTATGCACAAGAGGATGCCTCGAAAGAGCTGAAAGAGGCAGAAGACAAGCTTGCTCGCGAGAAGGCCTACGGCAACACGAACAGCGTGAATGCCGCTCAAGCGGAAGTCGATCGCGCCAAGTATCGCTACGACTACGAGACTGAGCGACTGAAAGACCTGCAAGAGGAGAAGGCGAAAGCCGACCGTGACGGCGTCGAGGGCAGCGATCGCGTCAAGAGCGCTCTTGAGCGTGAGCGCGATGCTGCGGATGCGGTGACGGACGCCCTTGAATCTCTGGCTGATGCCAAGCGGAAGGTCGAGACGGCCTCGGGTGGCGCGGCCGGCGGCGTCAACGCGTTCGCTGAGGCCATGGCCAAGTTGAGCCCCAACGCGCAGTCGTTCGTGCGAACCCTGATCCGCTTGAAGGAAGAGTTCGCCGGCGTCAAGCGACAGGTTCAGGATCGGCTATTCGCAGGGCTGGACAAGTCGTTGGAAGAGTTGGCAAGCAATTGGGGGCCGCGTCTCGTCCCGATCCTCGGCGGCATGGCGGATGCGCTCAACCGCGTCGTCAAGTCCATCATGTCCGCGTTCGGAGACCAGGTATTCATCGCCAACATCGAGAAGGCGAGCGATGCCTTCGAGGGCTTCCTCGGCTACCTTGGGGACGCGGCGACCAGCATCATCGACGCGCTCGGCAGGATCGCAGGCGCATCCGGTCCGATCCTCGATACGCTCGGCTACATCATTGCGGACATCGCATCGAGCTTCGCGGACTGGATCGAAACGGCCGAGCGTAGCGGCGCTCTTGAGTCGTTCATGGACACAGCGGCCTACTACCTGAGGGAAATCTACTCGATCGGAAAGCTGGTCATCAGTATCGCAGGGGAGATCATCTCCATATTCTTCCCATCATCAGACAAGGCCGGTCAAGGCCTCTTGGCAGGAATCAAGGGATCGCTACAAGACGTAAAGGATTGGCTTGGCGATCCCAAAAACAAGGCCATGATTCAGGACTGGTTCGCCAAGTTCGATGATTTCTTTACGGAACTTACGAGCGAATGGATTCCCGACCTCGTTGATTTCGGGCGGAACGTCGGTGACATCGTCAAGCCGATCAATCGAGTGATCGAAAGGTTCCGTGTCGTCAAGAGGTGGCTCACTCACGACCTGCCTGATGCGTTCGGGAGCCTGTCCCGCAAGGGCAGGAACATATTCGACGGCGTTAAAGGCGGGTTCAGGGCGGCTATGAACTGGATTATCAGCAAGTGGAATTCACTCCAGTTCACTATTCCGTCGTTCTCAGCATTCGGCCAGACCATCGGCGGTGGCTCGATCGGCGTGAGCCCCGTCGACTACTTCGCATCCGGCGGTATCTCATCCGGCCGGAACGCCATCATGAACGAGCGCGGCCCTGAAGCTGTCCGCCTGCCCACAGGTAGCATGGTCTACAGTGCCGGGGACAGCGCGCGAATGATGGGCGGTGGCGCCGGCCAGAGGCAGGGGATCGACCTGAACGTCAAGGTGGACCGGACTACGGAACGCGGACTGGTTGACGGCATCCTCAGTATGCTGCGCTTCGAGATCGATCAGCGTTTCGGCGGAGACGTCCAGTTAGCCATAGGAACGAACAGGTGACAGCGTGAGCCATGACCCTACAGAAGTCGTCACTGAGTTCTTCATCGACAACGCGTGGCGCTCAACCTACGACGGTGAGGACCTGGCCGCGCGCGTCCGGGGCCGTGACGCGATCCGCCTTACGGTCGGCGGGGCTGATCAGTTCTCGTCTATCACCTCGCGCGCATCCTCGTTCACGCTGAACAACGGGGACAACCTGTTCACCGACGATGATCCGAACTCTCCGCTCTATCACAAGTTCGGCCAGAGCACGCGAGTCCGACATTCGGTGCAGCATCCGACGCTCGGCTATGACCTGTACGCGAAGGTCATGGACATGCCAGTCGAGCCATCAGGGGCGCGAATCCACACGGGCGACAAGGCCTCGCTCGACATCACCGGGGACATTGACGTCCGCTGGGAGATTGACATGCGCAACACGCGTGATCTGTCTCAGGTCATCGTCGCAAAATACGAGCTTGTCAGCGATGAGCGCTCATGGGTTGTCTACACGAACACGTCTGGCCAGATTATTCTCAGGCATACCACCGCAGGTACCTTCGCGTCCTCAGTCACGGCGCTCTCTCCGGCTGGAATGATCCCCGAGACTGAGGGCAGGCTCGCGTATCGCGTGACGCTTGACGTCGACAATGGTGCTGGAGGGAAGACCTGGACGTGGTACACGTCGGATTCGATCGATGGGACTTGGACCCAGGTTGGCACTGAGACCACAGCGGGCACCACGTCGATCTATGCGGGAACAGCCGAGATATCGATCGGGGCCGGCGGCGACGGTGACAACATCATCAGCGACGTCTACCCGTTCCGCGGACGCCTGTATAGCGTCCAGGTGCGCAACGGGATAGGCGGGACGCTAGTGGCGGACTTCGATCCGAACTCTCACGCATCACTGGGTGACGACACGTGGAGCGACACGTGCTCCACGCCAAACACGTGGGTCATTGGACCCGGCACCACCGACCTGACCGCCGTCGCGATCCGTCTTGCCTCGGATCGCATCCGGGGGACGCTGGAGATTCAAACCAGGCCAGACGATTGGGACCTTTCCGGGGTCGATCGCTGGTGTGCAATGACAGCGCAAGGATCGCTGTCGCGCTACGCATCGACGCGCGCGCCACTCAGGGCCACGGTAACGCGCCACTTCATGAGACAGCCAAACGTGGTGGGATTCTGGCCATGCTCGGACGGCAGCGAGGCTACAACCGTCGGATCACTGCTCGATGGGGGCGTCTCGGGAACAATAAACGAGTGCTCGTTTACTTCCATCGACGAGTTTGACGGCGCTTCCGGGGCTGTCGAGTTGAATGAAGCTGGTGTGTCGACAGCCCTATTCAGGGCCAGCGCTCATACCGCGTCGGGCGTGTGGGGGGTGCTGTTCTACTTCAATGTTGACGAGTTGCCGGCATCCACGTCAGTGGTGTGCAACATCTATCCCAAGGGTTCGACGATTCAGCGCTGGGTCATAAGCGTGAGCCTGACTGGATTCGATTTTCAAGGATACGACTATGCCGGATCCGTCGCCACTAGCGCGGGCGTCAACTATGGCGACGGCGTAGACCCGAGTCTCGGCGCCGTCGCTATGTTCATGAATTTCAGCCAGGAAGGCGGTAATATCCGCTGGGAAACGGCGTGGCATCAGGTCGGGTCGACAGACACGTACGTTCACGCGTCGGGTGGATCAACAGTGGCTGGCACGGTCGGTGCCGTGGATCGCATGTTCGTGGTGCCGACCAATGCGTCATTGAACAATCTCCGCATATCCGAAGTCGTCATGTTCAATGCCGAGTATCAGATCACCTCGGAGTTCGGGGAGATCTCGCGCGGCTACGCGCAAGAGACGTTCGGTGCGCGTTGGTTGCGCCTGCTCACCGAGGAGGGCATCACTGCTGAATGGGCGGGTGATCTTTCGCTGACAGAAGAATGTGGTCCGCAGCTCGATACGAGCTTGTATCAGATCCTGGAAGAGGGCGCCAAGCTCGACGGCGGCCTTGTCACCGAAGCGCGCGACCTTCCGCTGTCGTGGCGCTACGTGACTGGAGCGTCCCTGGGCAACAGAAGGCGTTCCGAACTCAGCTACAGCGGGTCGGAAATAGCGGACGTCCCTCGACCTGTGGGCGACGGCCGGTATCTCGTCAACGACTTCACCGCGTCCCGTGAGCGTGGCGCAAGCGCGCGCTATGAGGCGACCGACGCGCGACGCAAGAATGTCCGCGAACCCGACGATACGGTGTCGCCCGGCGTTGGGAGGGTGGAGCGCTCCGACTCGTACAACGCGTACGAGGATGCGCGAATGTGGTACTTGGCGTCCAATCGCGTCCACCTCGGGACGTGGGATGAGCGACACGTCCCGACGATGTCGGTAGCACTTCACCGCACGCAGATCGAGAACACTCCAGCACTTCTGGCCGGACTTCTCAGTCAGGACGTCGGAGACCCGATCGCCATCATCGACACTGCGGGATCACCCTTGCCGCCAAACAATCTACGAAGCGTGTGCACGGGCTACACGGAAACGATCGACAACCTGACGCACTTGATCGTGTTCAACACTGTCCCACAGGGGCCGTACGACGTCCCGATCATTGAGTCCGGGGTTGCCGACTATGTGCCGATCCTCGGTGCGGACGAGGGTGACAGCGAGAGCTTCATAAAGTCCGCATTGAACACTACGGCGACATCGTTCATCGTGGCCACGATCGCCACGGCTACCGTCCCGTTTTGGGTGGATGATGCCGGGTACCCGGACGATATCGGTGGCGGCGAGACTCTAGATATCGACATCGGCGGAGAGAGAATCACCGCGACCTCAATCACCGCACCATCCCTGGTGTCTGGTTACAACGAGCAGACGTTCACGGTAACTCGCTCAACGAACGGTATCGTCAAGGCGCATGACGCACTCGCTCCTGTCCGCCTGTTCGTATCGTCATACCTCGGAAGGATTTGATGGCTACCTTCGCAGTTGGTCAGCGACTAACGGCGGCACTGCTCCAGTCGCTGTCTACGACGACCGTTGACACGTCCATCGGGACGGCTGCCAGCGGTTTCACTTCATCTTCGGAAACGGCCCGGGTTACGCTAGAGGGAAAACTGATCGACATCAATCTCTTCATCAGCAGGTCCGGTGCGGACATCACTCAGACCAACTCGAACATCGCAGACACGACGATCTTCACTCTCGATTCGGCTTACTGGCCAACAGAGGTCAGGAACGGATGTTACGGGAACGGATCTATGGACGGAGAGTTCGCGATCTCCACGGCCGGCGTGATCACCTTGAGGTCGGCTTCATACACGATCGTGAGCGGGACGAACATCAGGATCTGCGCGACGTACACTGTCGCCTAAGTGACGGTGCGTGATATGGTCGATCGAGGGAGAGGGGGGCAATGTCGTACGCGCCGGAGTCCATCTTGCAGGCCAGGCGCCTGATTCAGGGTATCGTGCCCTCATTGTCCAATGCCGAGTTGGGCATTGTCGGTGACGATGCGCACGCGAACTCAGGTACCGGATACCACATCGGTGAAGACGCCTTAAAGGCGGCAGCGTACTCAGTCGTCGAGTCTTCGCGCGACAGGAACGGCCTGACCAACGCGGCCAGCGCGCTCGACGTCGGGTGGTTCACGGTACCTGGCCAGAAGCGCACGCTGCGGGACATGTCCAAGTGGATCGTCGCCGAGTGTGAGGCGAACGCCCTTGACACGCGCGATATCCGGGAGATCATCTACTCGCCGGACGGCCGGACAGTCAAGCGCTGGGATCGGCTGAAGGCCCGCTCGTCCGGCGACGACTCCCACCTGTCCCACACACACTTCTCGTTCTTCCGTGACAGCGAGTCCCGAGACAAGACGTCGATCTTCCGACGATGGTTCGTCGAGATCGGCGCAATGGAGGATGGCATGGCACTGACGTTGGCCGACGGGGCAACCGTGTGGAAGACCGACATCATCCCGAACCCCGCGTTCCGCGCTGACGCGAAGGACAACCCCGCGACGACAGCGTGCTTCGCGCTCGGCGACGTATGGCGCCGCGTCGGAGAGGCCGGTCAGAAGCTCGACGCCCTGAGTGCCAAGGTTGACGCCCTGGGCGACAGGGTTGACGCCCCTGCCGCGACCAAGGATGAAGTACTGGCGGCGATCAGGGCCGAGATTCGTGCCATTGTGCGTGATGGAGTGGCGTAGGTGACTTCCTCTATCCAACCAGAGACGGATGGCGCCATGCTGGCAGAGATACACCGAATCCTCGGGAACCTCTCTGCACAGATGGGTACCATATTGTCCGATATGGCCTACATCAAAGAAGACGTCAGTGAGCACAAACGCGAGATCCGCACGCTGAACGGTCTACCTGGCGAGATGGCTCACCTGAAAGGCGAGGTTGCCGCATTGAAGGCTGACCTCGAGGCGCGCGTCCGCCTGCTTGAACGCGACAAGATGCCGAAAGGGCAGCTCACGCTTCTCGTGACGCTGGTAGTCGGCATGATCGCGGTGCTGACCTATCTGGGGGTGACCATCAAGTGAGCGCAACGAAGAGCGGCAAGACCGAGTGGAAGGTGCGCGTCGCGGCGCTGGCATCGTTCGTGGGCTCTCTTGCTACTACCGCAGTCCTCGATGAGCGGACGTTCGACGTCATCAACAGCCTGCCCGATGGCGTCCGGCCGTTGGTTCTGGCCGGCGTGGTGGCCGTGGGCGTGTGGTATTCGGGACGCGCCGCGAGTTCCCGCCCGGGGTACGTCTCAGCGAGCACCATCAAGGCCGTCGCCGAGCACATCGACTCTGTGCATGGCGGAGTGTTCCCGAAGCTCTGACACAAGCCCTCATCCCTGGTCCGCGCCCCCTGCCGTGGCGGACCAGGGATGAGTCATGTTCGACTAGTCGTTGCCGGCCAGAAGTCGCCAGGCCGCTGCCGCTTGTTGCGGAACGACCCCGTTGCCGGCGGCCTTGAGTGCGTCGTTGCGTGCCATGTGATCGGTGAGTGTCCCCGGCTCGAGACCCATCATCCATTCGGGCAGCTCAGGATTCAGCCGCACTCCGCCTTTCGGTCCGGGGACCGTCGGCGCTGGCGCACTCACGCCCGTGACGTCCTCCCAGAGTGTGATGGCGTCGGCGTACTTCCCCCAATGCTGCGGTTGGCACGCCGCACCCATCGCTAAATCCCCTGACGATCCACGCTGCGATGGGCCGCCATTCGTTCCGTCAGTGGCGCGCGGCGTCGGCAAGAGGCTTGCTGCCACATCGGGGAGCAGCAGCTCTCTCCGATTGTTGAACCCGTTGCCGTACTGATTTGTGACCGTAGGCGTGGGCAAGAGATTGACGGCAGCGCCAAGCGGGATGCCCTTACCGACACGATCCGGCCTTGTCGCGAAGCGGTTCAGCCAGTATGCGGGATCGCCTTCTCCGCGGCTCTCTCCGTCTCGTGCGCATGGCGTCGGCAGGAGGGTCACTGCGGTCCGGAGGTTTAAGCCACCCATACGCCTCAGTCCCTTGCCGGGGCCACTCGTGCCGTCTGCTGCCATTGGGGTCGGCAGCAGAGTGCGGCCACCCGATCGCGGCGCGCCGCACAGTGCTTTGGGGGCGACGCGCTTGACTGCGGGCGTGAGTGCGCTCGACTTCTCGGCCAGGGCGTACCAGCGGTGACGGTGATGCGGGGCGCCCACGGCGCACGCTCCGGCGACCAGCCAGCGGACGGAATAGCCGTCCGCGGTCAGGTTCTCGAAACGCTCCGCCAGTGTTCGACCGCCATCGTGCGAGACAATGCCTTGCACGTTCTCCAGGAAGATCCGTTCGGGGCGAAGCGCGCGATACGCCTCACGCACCCACGGCCAGAGGAAACGAGGATCCGCGCGCCCCTCGCGCCGTCCCGCAACGCTGACGCTCTGGCAAGGGTCACCACTACTCAGCAGCTCGACAGGCGAGGCCGTAGTCCAGTCGACAGTCTTGATGTCGCCGAGGTTCGGCGAGGTGAGCAGGGCGGCAACGCTCGGCTCCACTTCCGCGCAGAACACATCGGCGGTGTCGACTCTGGCAAGGCTCAAGCCGCGCCGCATACCGTCATATCCGGTACAGAGGCTTCCGTACTTGTACGTTCGCATCATGCTCATTATTCTACCGACCCTCAATCTGTAGCGCAAGAACGCGCGCCCACACTTTGAGACCGTCGGGCGTGATCGCAAAGTCCCCGCCCCTGCGCGTGAGCGTGAGCAGGCCCGCGCGCCGCAGCTTTCCCGCGCGCCTACGGTCATTCCTGGAGAGGACGTCGATCACGCTCTCTCTGGCCGCGCGCTCCAGGATGACCCTCATGCGGGTGGGTTCGGCGAGACGGATGATCGCGTACGGGCTATCGAACCTGTCAATATTCTCGAGTGCGCGCTTCGCTTTTCTTCGAGACGGCGGGACGTAGTGCTCGCACCCGTTGGCGCGAGAGACGAACGCTCGGCACTCCCCGCAAGGGAGAACGCCGAGCGTTCGCAGATTCCCGACTCTACGCGTCATCTTCCGTTGTCGCGGGGGTGGATGGGGTAAAGCCTGCTCGTGGCATCCCAGTCAATCCGCCCAGCAGCGTCTTTGACGTGGATGCTGCGATTATCAGGCTTGCTTCCGTGGCGAATGGGCGCCTTCTCACTCTTGCCCGTGCGCGGCCGGTCCTCTTCGCGATGACGTCCCATCAGCGCGCGCTCACGATCGCGACGATGCCATAGACGATGCCGCCCCACAACCCGGCACCAATGGTAGCGCCCAGCAGGATGCCTTGCGCGGCGTTCAGTTCACGCTTGACGATGTCGATCATCGCTTCGCCCCTCTTTTTGTTCCAACAGAAAACCTCTCCCCTGAATTATGCACGCTCAGGGGAGAGGTTGTCAACCTGACTCAGCGCCTCAGAAAGAACAGAGCCGACTGCATCATCATGGCGAACGCCATGATCGTTCCCGGCCAGACCATGCGGCTGCCTAGAGCCACTGAAGCCGCATACATGATAGCCGCAGACAGTAGGCCCCATGCGATCGCGCCAATGATCCGTTCAGCAGTACTCACAGCTTCGCCCCTTGCGAATAGTAGGTATTGTCGGTCCACCGACCGAACCGCGGGTGATTCGGGATGAGGAACCATCCTGGCTGGCGGATGAGTGCGTCGAACAGCTCTGCGGGGACGACGTCCTGAGGCAACCTACAGTCGTCGAACACATGGTAGCCGGCATCAGCCAGGGACTGATCGACGTGCTGCGAGCACATCATGTCCCGACGCGTCGACATGTGCTTGATCAGCCAGGCCTCGGTGAGGCGGAAGCGGAGGGCGGTGGCTGCCAGCTTGACGTACGTGAGGAAGTTGTACGGCGTATGAAGATACCCATACGCCGAGTCGGCAACGTCACGCGCATCGACGTCCATCGGGAAGTAGTCCGGTCGGATGTAGACCTGGCCGGACGTCCAATGCTTCGCGGGATCGGACAGCACCCGCTCGACGCCATGCGGCATCGCCTGAACGATATACGCGTCGTCGACCACCCCGACGTGCCTGATGTGGAACCACTGCCTGATGGAGCGGACCATCCGCCACCAGCGGCGAGTCAGGAGCAGTAGTGCCTGACCCGCGCCCACGGGGAACACTCCGGGGACGATGCCGTCCATGTCGCTGAACATTATGTCCCCGGAGCGAAGCTCGCTGTCCGCCTCAGTCATGAACAGGACTCTCCAGTCCGGTAGGGGTGCCGGCGGCGATGATCTCGCTCAGCCAGTCGGGAATGTGAGTCAGGTCGGTGACGGACAGGCGTTCGCCCTCGTCGCCCGTGACGGCGGCGAACGGGTAGCCGGAGATGAAGTTGTAGCCACCCGTGAGCCACGTGCACGTCACGAGAACGTCCGTCACCATGATGACCCCGTCATCGCCGTCGAATCGGGGCGTGGACGCATTCACCTCGCGCGGCGGATCGACGACGAACCGCACGAACGACGAGCGGGTGTCGTCGATCTTCAGCACACCTTTGAGTGTCGTCACGATGCTCACTCCTCCACTTCGAAGCCGAGTTCGGCCAGTGCTGCCGTTAGTCGCGTGAGTCGATCCCCTACTGCGGGGTCCATCAGCGCTAGCGCCTCATCGGTGATCTTGACGCGCATCACGGCATCGATAGCATGCTGCGCGCGGCCGAGTGGCGACGTGCGCCAACTGCCGAGGAAGGCATTCATGCCAGCGAGTCTCCGATCTTCCGGACTCACGACTCCACTTCCAATCCGAGTTCGCCCAGGGCGGCGGCGAGTCCGGCGTCAATCTGATTGAGAACGTTCAGCTCAAAGTCCCCGGCAGTGCGGAACGTCTCGATCGTCTTTCGGGTGATCTTGACGCGCGTCGCCGTCTCGATGGCTGTATAGATCGCCGAGTTCACTGTCTCGCCCGGTTGACTCAGTGCGTCGTGCGCTGCTTCACGCGCACGCATGTGCCGTTCCTCGATCGCTTCCTTGCTCATTCGCCCCTCACTCTCTACGGAAGGAAAAAGCTGTTCTTTCTGCCGTACACGTACTCATGCACGTGGTCGTCGTCGATCAGGTCACTCACGATGACGGACCACGCTGCGGTATACGGCACGGTGAGCGCGCGAAGCGCTTCGCGCTCCTGCTCGTCCGCACACCCGTCAAGCATGCGCCCCCACTTCGTCCGGCCGATGATGCGCACGGCGTTGCGATTCACCAGAGGCGCGCGGCCGAGCTTCTCGTAGAACGAACAGATTGCGTCCCACGTGATCCCGTCAGTACCATCAGTCATGCACAGATTCTAGCATATAGAAAGGGCGCTGAACATATGTTCAGCGCCCTCTCATCCCGCCCAGAAAAGATCAGCTACGCGTGATGCGTGCCTGCCACTTCCATGAGGACGTGGTGACACCTGGCTGCTCACGCTCGACGCGCCGCACGGCCACGTCGAGATTGATGAACGCCTGATCGCCGGTGATCGCGATACCGGCGGCATTCGCAAGTTTGATCGCGTCCAGCAGGGCGAGACGCGAAGAGGCGACTGGGTTGCCGGTCACGTGGCCTTTCGGGGGCTTGGCGCTGCCGGACACGAACCACGAGCGCCGACCGTCGTCACCCTCGATCTGCGGGTCACGCTCGGCAGTCTGGCCGGAGATGACGAGGTTGAGAACGGGGTCGTTCGGCTTGCCCGTAGCCGGATCGACCGGAGACAGGCCGGGAGCACGCTTGCCGGTACTCGGATCGGTCACCCAATACTGCTTCAGCCGGGAGACCCTGTCAGGTGCCTGACTCGGGTGACAGGTCGACTGCACGTCCTTCGGCGCGGCGGTCACCTTGAGCCTGATCTCAGTGCCCGGGGCGTGCGCCAGGGTGAACAGGGACGGCAGGGACTCGATGTTCGGCCCGAAGAGGCTGGATTGCTTGGCGGGTTCCGGGGCGTATCCCTCGCTGAGCGACGAGGATTCCTGCCCGTAGGCACTGGCCGAGTTGTACTCGCGTGTTGCCGCCGGGGCGGGGGATGCGGACGCCGCTACCCACGGGTCGTTGACTGGCTGAGTCATTCGTTTCGCTCGTTTCTGTCGCTTCGTCGAGACGTTGTTTCGTTCGTGCTGATTGTAGCAAGTGGTGCGGCGCGAGGGGTGAAACCCGACTCTACGGCCGTCGGCAGCCTGTCGCGTACACCGAGACACCCCTCGCGCCGTCCGTCTCTCCGGACTGTCACGGCCGCCGCTTCCGTCCTCGCCGCACTAGTTGCCAGCATCCCGCAAGGGGAACCATGCGACTACTCCCACCGATAGGGCGAAGTCACTGCGCGTGCTACGTGCGTGATGCCCTGTTTCCGTGCGTGCCCCCTCGGGGAATCGAACCCCTCATCCGCCTAGGCCGGATTGCCGCAACCATACGGAGGCTCAAGAAGTGGACGCGCCGTTTCGACCTCCCGTGGATTCCACGGCGCGCCCACCTCATCCCACCGAAGCGGGGGGTTGCCCGTCTTTCCAGGCTGTCACCGATCGCATGCTAGCGTGCCGGATTCCCGGTCGAACTCTCCGGTGCCACGGGGGTTTGAAATCTCCTGCTTACCTGACGCGCGACTCAATCGCCTTCTCGTCAGGGGAGTTGATTTCTCGCCCCTCAACTGACGACTACGTTACTCGCTCCCTGATTCCGTGTCAAGCCTGCGCCGCATTGGCGCTGTCGCCCACGCCAGGATAACGAACCCGACAGCGAACACCACTGTCGTGAGCACGTAGAGGACCCCGCCCATCTGTGCCATGTACAAGAACGCATCCCCCCCGAACAGCTTGACTGTCCCATCAGGGGATCGCTTGGCCACACCACCGAAAGCGGCCACACCACCTAGGCAAGCCGAGATAGCGCACCCGACGAACAACCACGCCACTACGAAACGAATCATGATCAGATCCCCTCTCGCCACTCAGCCAGACCGAACGTGGCCACGCCGCGCGCTTCGCTGCGCGCCTCCACCACGGCCTTAGCCAGGCGCGCCCACTGGCCGGCCAGCGTCAGATCCACGCGGGAGAGGAAGGGTGCGGCGCCGTCGCTCGGCATGCGGAGCAGGATCGCCACCTCCTGATCCACGCCGAACTGCTTCGGACCGAGGACGTACTCCGTCTTGTCCTCGCTCAGCATCCATTCCGCCGTGGCGTACACGTACTGCTGAATCCACGCCTCAAGCCACGTGTAGAACGGCTTGCGCTTGGTGTTGTGTGTAGGGATCATGCGCTCCCCAGCAAGATAGGTGCTTGACGGCGAGTCGACGGAGATGCACGCGGTCGGCACGTCCGGCCCCGACTCGATTGACACGATGACACGTCGGCTGGAAACCGTCAGACTCTTCGCGCTTGCGGCGGCCTGCTCAGCTTTGCGGGGGAGTTGGAACGGATTTATTCCGATCGGGGTGAATGAGACGTGATACGAAATTACGTCCTTTCCGAAACCACGCGTCGACACCTCAGCGACATGTACCCGCTGCCCAAGCGACGTGATCAGCTCAGCGGCTTGAAGCGCCAGCGCCTTATCGACGCTATAGAATACCGCTGTCCGTCGGGGCTTATTCCACGTTCCGTCGGTATCCATCAGCCCCTGAAGTAGCGCGAGACGTTGCGCTGGGGACGCGCGAAGATAGGAATCAGGGACGCTCTTGTGGCCGCGCATCCCCGCCAATCGGAGCGCGCGGGACAGTCCGATCACCGTGTGATGAATCGTCGTCGGCCGACGCTTGTCGCGCGTCGCCTTACCGAGCGGATACCCCGACGCGCGGAGGTGATCAAAGATGTCGACTTGCCCCGTGATCACCCCACTTGCGCGCGACCCGTCCCCAAGCCATACGCCAAACAGATACGGGTCGATCGGCAGGTCGGCATCGCTAGCCTGAAGCGCGCCGGCGTTAGGCACTACGTGTTGAGCCTGACCGGAATACCTGTTGCGCAGCGTGGCAATCACTTCACTGACGGGTCGGGGGGTCGGAGGTTGTGCGGCACAGTTGGCGAATCGAGAGACCCCCGTCCACCAAATGTGCTCCGCGTCGCACACGATCTCTGAACCGTCGTCGAATCGGACAACGTATGTGCCGATCCGCTTGACCTCCGACTTCCCCGTGACGCGCGTTGGTGCGCCGTCCTTGTCGTAGACGACGTCACCAACACTGACTGCGCCCATAGTGGTCCACCCGTCGGGCGTAGCCAGGGGAGTGTCAAGCGCAAGCCCCTTCAGGTCAGCCATGTACAGCTTGCCCGTGCGCCTACTCATCAGCACGTCGTCGAACCTGCCGGCCGCGTCCAGCTCCTCGTTACGAACCACGCGTTCTTGCAGGCCTGGGACGCGCTCCAGGTCGTGCTTGTCGAGTAGCGCTTCGAGCGCCTCGATATCGTGATTGATCTTGCTCGTGCCCAGCAGTACGCCCGTCTTGGCGCGCGCTTCCCAGACGTCGTGACGATTGGTGCCCTTGGCGCCAGCGGCGTTCGCACCTACCGCCGTCTTCGCGTGATCGGCGAAGTCTTCGAGCATCCCGATAAGTTCGACACCCGCCGGACTCTGGCGGAGCTCTTCGAGGTCCACGCCCGCGAGTCTGGCCGACAGCGTCCGGAAGACGACCTTCTCGTAGAGGTCCTCGCGCAACGCGAGCCCCATCATCACGCGCTCGATCTGCCAGACGGCCAACTCGCGCGCGTCGACGATGGCGCCGGCGAGGTTGGTGGCCGACATCTTCCCGTACGGGACGTAGTCCCCACCCGCTTTCGTGCCGGATTCCCCAGGGAGTAGCGGCATGTGATATCTGCCGCGGTACCGCTCCCCGAACTGTTTGATCTCCTTCTCACCCGAGGTGACGTCGCCGGTTACGGGATCGAACAGGCTGCTCATATCGCCCCTTCGTTGTGCAGAGTTGAATACGAGCATAGCACAAAAGCCCCACCTGATTGCACTCAGGTGGGGCTTTTGTATGGCGATATCCGCAATCTCATACGCAGTGACTCGTAGTCATGCAGATAAGCGCATGCTTACTTGGCAGCGTCCCGATCCCAGATGGTGAGGATCAGTTCGTTGACGCTCTCCGGCGAGACAGGCCTCAGTGACATCTCGATACGGAAGGGCTCGACGGCGCCGCGCTCCTGAGCGATCAGCTTACCCGCGGCCGTGAGTTGACGCCGGACGCGCGAGTAGCGCTGCTTGTACGTCTCGCCGCAATGCACGTCCAGGAGGACGGCGGACTCTCGCGCCTCAGCCTGGCCGTTCGCATCGACGGTGCCGGCGATGCCCCGGACGGCGTCGATGAACGGGTTGGGGGTCGGCTTGCGTCCGGCCCCCTTCCGTCCCGCGCGCTTGACGGGCGTTGCCGCCCGGAATTCGTAGGTCTCGACGTCGCTCATGTCCCCTGCTCTTTCGTGATGTTCTCGATGATGTCGATGATCCTGTGCTCGATGGGGGTCGGGGCGGGATTCGAACCCGCATACCCTGCTCATAGTTGTGTCCGGCACTCAGTGCTTGTCCAGTTAAGCTACCCGACCCATGTTCCTGTTGATTATTGCACGCGTGATCGCACGCTGGCAACTAGTGGATCGATTCGCGCCGTCGCCTGACACTGATCGATCAGTTCGCTCAGCACGCCCGCGCTCATGAGTTCGTCGCGCTGGATTCCGTACCTGGCCGCAAGACTCCATTGCTTCTCGCTCGGCTGACGTGCGCGCCACGCGCCCTTGCGCGTATTGAACGCGTCGCCCGCCAACTCCTCGCCGTGCGACAGCGCCTCATCGAGCGTCAGCCCGACGTGCTCCGTGCCGCGCGCCCACGCTTCACGCACCCCGCACTGCACGATGTCGAACCTGCCCTGGCTGGCGGCCAGGGACTCGACGACGAACACGAACGCGTCAGCCTTGCTGGCCACGCTCGCCTTCACGTAGTACGTTCCGCCGGAGGTCTGACCCCACACCTTCTCGCGCCCGAGAGGATCGAATGCCTTCGTCGCCACAGGGCCGGCGTACTCGTCCGACTCGAACTCGAACGACGCACCCGCGCGCTTCTCCGCCAACTCCTCCTCGATCGCCAGGGCGAACTCATCGAGATCGGCCAGACTGGCGCCCGGGTTGAGTTCGTAGGCGTCCGACAGTGGACGCTCGGGGGACAGATCGATGAACAGGCTCAGGTCGTTGTCTGCGCTGGCGCCGGTCACGTCGATCAGCAGGGCCTTGCGCGTCAGGGTGCGCGTGTCGATCGGACGCCCCTGCTCGTCCTCGGGAGGGCGCAGTGCGCGGCCGGCCATCTGCGTATAGAGCGTCCTGCTCTTCGTGTTCCTGCCCATCAGGATCACGTCGACTGACGGATCGTCGTAGCCGACTGTGAGCGCCATCGCGTTGTGCACGCAGAGGATGCGCCCCTCGCGATGATCGGCCAGCACCCGCGCGCGCTCCCGCTTGTCCTGAGCGCCGTACACCACGCCCGACGGGATGCCCATGTCGTCGAACACCTGAGCGGCATGCTCGGCGGTGGCGACCAACGGCCAGAAGGCCAAGCCCTTCCGCCCCTCGCTCAGCCGTTCGTATTCCTTCGCGATCGTCTCGATGGCGAACGAGCGTTCCAACTCCTCGCCCAAGCTGGCCGCATCCCAGTCCCCGCCACGCGTGGCGACGTTCGACATGTCGAAATCGGGGACGACGATGCGCTCGCCGCGGACGTCCATCAGGAACCCGTTCCTGATGCCGAACATGATGTCCTTGCTGTAGCTGCACTCCTCCCAGATCGAGCTGAGTTTCTGCTTGTCGGAACGTGACAGTGTGGCTGTCAGTCCGAGGACTTTGACTGGCGAGAATTCATCGAACGCATTGAAGTGCTCTAGAATCTTGCCGTATGAATTCGTGCGCACTGAAAAGTGACATTCGTCAATGATGATCAGTCCGACATTGCGTAACTGATTCAAGCGTCGCTGATTCGCCAGCGTCTGGCGTGAGCCGATGACGATCTCAGCCGTGGGCTGATTGCGCGCACCCATCATCACGCCGACGCGTCGCCCAGTCCTGCGCATGTGCTTGGCCATCTGATCGATCAGCTCGACAGTGTGCGCGATCGACAGAACGCGCTTCCCTGGATTCGCTTCAAGCCATTCATCAACGAGGACGGATGCGATGACAGATTTCCCGAGACCGGTAGCGCACACGACAGGAACGCGCGTGGCTCCTTCATTCCAGCGCCTGAACGTGTCATTGATCGCCCCTCGCTGATAATCGCGAGGGACGGGCAGATTCCTCACGCCCAGAACCTCAGGTGCGCACCCGTGCAGTCGACGCTCTCGACATGCCCGTTCGCGTCGATGTTGATCGTCACGTCCCCGCCGTTGTGCTCGATCGACTCAACGGCCATGTGCACGTTGTTCATGTCGACGCCGGCGAGGTTCTCGTGAAGCTTCCCGACGATCTCGACGAGGGCGGTGATGCGATCCTCGCCTTTCAGCTTGCGATCCGCGAGCACGTCGCGGAAATCTTGCGCGATCAGCTTGGCCAACACTTCGTAGTCGTCCGCGCTCACTCGATCCGCCCCTCATCGTCACTTGATTCTTGCCCTTCTGATTCTACACGATGGACGAGCGAAGCGCGAGGGGCGGGAAGGTTGCGCAGATTCATGCGCGCAACCCCTTGCCGTAGGTCTTGGCGACAGCGACGGCGAAGCGTTCGACCTTCTCGCGATGCCAGTCGTGACAGAACAGGCGCGTCGATGAGCGTCCTGCGGTGGCCTGGCCGAGGCATCCGTCGGCAGCGCCCTTGAGGTTCTTGCCGTGCCCGTAGTCGAGCGGGCAGGGGACTCGATCCGAGTCATCGCCGCACGGGCAGGCTGGCAGGATGGCGCGATAGGTGCCGCACGTGGCGACCACCTCGAACGAGGGGAGCCCGCGCTCCGTCCGCGCATCGTCGTTGACGATGATGTACGTCCCGAATTTCGCCGTCCTGATCTCAGCGATGATGCTCATGACTTCGCCCCTTGCCGTCACTTGATTCTTGCTGTTCTGATTCTACACGATGAACGAGCGAAGCGCGAGGGGTGATCCCCTCGCGCTTCGCTGCCGTGCGTGGTGCTCAGTCTCTGCGCCCCTTTCTGCTGCTGTCGTTGGTGCTCTTCTTGACGTCGGACTGCGTGACGACGCGCGTCACGCCGTGTCGATCGCTGGCGAGCTTCGAGCCACTCACCTTCGCGCAGTCCGAGGTCTGTACGTGGTCTGGGAAGTCGATCATTTGCCTGCTTCTCTCGTGTGACTGGCGGGGCGGATGTCGAACAGTTCCCCCGCCAGGGGCAGGGCGTCGTCCCACGCGCCGCGCCATTCGTTCCGTGTGGCCAGGGTGATCAGGTCGGTGAACGTGGCGCCGGCAGCGAGTGCGTCGAGGACATCTCGCGCCTCTTCCTCGCGAGACGCGAGGAAGTTCGCGACGATCCACGAGACGAGAGGATGCGCGTCGCGCGCCTTGTCGTACTCCGCCCACACCGCGTCGAGCACCTTGTCGCGCTCCGCCCACACCGCGTCGAGCGCCTTGTCGTACTCCGCCCACACCGCGTCGAGCGCCTTGTCGTACTCCGCCCGCGCCGCGTCGCGCACCTTGTCGTACTCCACCCACACCGCGTCGAGCACCTTGTCGCGCTCCGCCCACACCGCGCCGCGCACCTTGACGTACTCCACCCACACCGCGTCGAGCGCCTTGTCGTACTCCGCCCACGCCGCGCCGCGCACCTTGGCGTACTCCGCCCGCACCGCGTCGAGCGCCTTGTCGCACTCCGCCAGCGCCGCGTCGCGCACCTTGGCGTACTCCGCCCGCACCGCGTCGAGCGCCTTGTCGCACTCCGCCAGCGCCGCGTCGCGCACCTTGGCGTACTCCGCCAGCGCCGCGTCGCGCACCTTGTCGTACTCCGCCAAGAACGACGCGAGTGCGGTGCGCTCATTCTCGCTGAGCGGAAGAGTGATGATCGTTTTCATTGTTCGCCCCTCACTTGCTCACTTGATTAGTGATGCTCTGATTCTACGCTTGGTTGTGTTGCTGGTCAAGCCTGTTGCGCCATCCGCCGAGAAGTTCGATGGCACGGACTTCGGACGGCGTCAACTCGATCTCCACAGGGGCGTCGGGCTTCATGTCGCGCGTGCTGGCCGGCGAATCGCCGATGGGATGCGGCTGCATGGTCACGCGGCGCGTCGCATAGCTCCCGGCGTACCTGCCAGGGTTGTACTGGATATCGCGCTGCTGGTAGGCGTCGAGGGGCTGAATGTCGTCGACCCCCCACGCCACCACCGGGCCGATCAACAGAACGAGGGCTACGGCCAGAGGCACGCCCGGGGGGCGCACAGTGTCCCCGGCACGTACGTCCACCCATGTCCGCTCGAACCACTCGGGCTGTTCGACGACGTCGCGCGCGGCTAGAAGGGTGTCGACGGCGCGGGTCAGTGGATCGTTCGCGAACGTCTGGCCGAGAGCGTTGCGCCACCCGATCGCAGCAGCGATGACCTCCTCTTCCGGGGTCACTGGAGCAGGCCCTTCCTGTGTCCGTGGTGCACGGCGTTGGCTCGGTTGCGCGCGTCGAGCTTGCTGAGGATGTCCCGTACGTGACGCTTGACTGTCGAGTCCGACACAAACAGGAACTTGCTGATGGCGACGTCCGTCAGGCCGGCGGCGATCAGGACGAGAACCTCGATCTGGCGCGGGGTGAGTTCATCCTTGCCCCTGTGACGGTATGTGCGCTGATCACGCTCGTCCCTCACGTGAAACTCCATTCCTTCGCTTCTCGATCTCTCTGGGGGGTGCGCAGGCGTTGCAGGATCAGGCGCACACCCTGAGGGAAGACCCGCTCGTCGCCGAGGGAGTCGATCAGGACGAATGCCGCGTCGTATCCCGGGTGGTCAGGGGGTGGCCAGCCGGGGGTGTACGCGCGGGCGATGAGCAGTTCTCGTTCACTCGCTGGCCGGCGACCTACGATCGGTGCCGTCCAGGAGACGGGGACCTTGGAGCGCCAGGGGTGGAGCGGGATGCGAACCTGCCACCCCTTGCCCAGTTTCAGGCGCTCCGCCCTAGCACCCCCGCAGATCCACATCTGACGCTGTGGGCGCATGTGCTCGATCAGTCGTGCGAGTAGTAGTCGACGGTGATACCGGACGCGCGGACGATCACCTCAGCGTGATCGCCGAACGCTTCCAGCAGCACGTACTCGAACGCGCCACCATCGATCGCTTCGGACAGTGCCTGAACCCGACGGAAGCGCTCCCCGGCCCTGCCGAGAGACGGGTGATCGGAGTAGATGTGGATCTCGTAGTCGTACAGTTTGTCGACGTCGTCGGGTTCAGGATCGGCGGTGGTCAGGAACCATGGGGTCTGCACACCGAACGTGCACGGCTCCCCGTCGCTGTAGTACGGGGTGTACTGCGTCCAGCCGAACGCCTTTATCGTCGGGTCGTCGAGGACGGCGCGGATGAGGGGTTCGAGGTCGGACAACGGACGCTGCGCGGTGCGCTTGTCGCCCCTGGTGATGTCGCCCTTGACCTCGATGCCGAGGAAGTTGGTGTGCTGCTTCTCGCTCACTGAGCCTGCTCTTTCAGAAGGTGGGACAGGGGGAGTTCCTTGCGCTGAGCGCCTGACATCCACGGTTCGATCGGGGCGCCTTTCAGATAGTCGGCCGGCGACGGCAACCACCCGAGGTCCTCGATCACGTGCCGTTCGGCGATCAGCCGAACGGGGATGTCGACGGCGCCGTGGCCGTTCTTCTTGGGGACGGTGATCGTCCGTCCGAACACGCGCTGACACAGCCAGACACCCGTGGTGTGGTGGTAGATCGCGCGGTGGCGGACGTCCCCGAGGACCTCTTTCGACGAGTCGATGAACTCCTCGATCTCGATGTAGTGCTCGGGCTCGCCACCCCATTTGTGTGCGGCACTGACCGCGTGATGCCAACTGTTCATGCTCGCCCCTCGCTGTTACGTTGATCATGTCGTGAGTCTCCGAGTCTCTTCCGACAGCGTGACGACGTGTTCAGCCTCTGCCTGCCCGGTGACTCGCTCATCAATCTACGCGCACAAACCTCTGTGCGCAAGTCGGGGTGAGGGATTCTCGTGAAGAATCTTGAAGCGAGTTTCGGGGGAGAAAGAAAGCACCCCCGTCGGGAGTGGGAGGGGCGAACCTCTCAACCGGCGGGGGTGCTCGAATCAAGGTAGCACGAATGTGTGACGTCCGGCCAGAGCGCGCGACACTGCCACGATCAAGAACGTGCAGCCTATGATAGGTTCACCCGATGACCAACGAAGATCGAAAGCAGGGGTGGCAGGCCCGCGCTGCCGCCGTCCGGCGCGCCGAAGAGCGTAAAGCAGCGCTGCTCGAAGAGCGCGGATGGGTGTGCATCCCCCCGGAGAAGGCGATCGGGGCCCCCGTGAACCACGAGAACCCCGGTCACGCAGCAACCCGCCCGAGTCACTGACCAACCGGCGCAAAGGTAGCACAAATGAACATGGAATCGCCGTCGCCCCTGCTGGCGGCTGCACTGCGATACGCCAAAGCCGGCGTGTACGTCTTCCCCGTCCGCCTGTACGTGCGCGGCAACGGGAAGAAGGGTGTCGCCCCGATCGACGATTGGGACGCGAACAGCTCGTGTGACGCCGGCCAGATCAAGGGCTGGTGGGGCGAGAGGTCCGCGTGCCGAGACTGGGCGATCGGCATCGACTGCGGGCGTTCGGGAATCGTCGGCATCGATCAGGACGTCATCGACGGCAAGAGCGGGATCATCGAATGGGACATGCTCGCACCAACCCCCACATGGCGCGTGAAGACACCCACGGGGGGCGCACACGACTACTATCGCGCCGATCCAGAACATCCCGTCACCGTCGATAACGTCGGCACCGTGGCCGATGGCGTCGACATCCGAGGGCAAGGCGGGTTCCTGTTCGCGCCCCCGTCGATCGACCCACGGGGCGGATCGTGGGAATGGGTGGCCGGCGAACCCGACTGGGAGAAGCTGCCCATCGTTCCCCCGATCGTCGCCGAACGGATGGCCGGACGTGAGGCGAAGCGCCGGAGCAAGAGCACGAGTGCTCCCGCGCCCCCCCACGAGCCGATCAACGCCACGCTGAGCGGACAGAGTTCGTTGTTCGCACAACCGTCCGAGATCCACGACTTCGGGCCGGACGGTGGCTACAAGACGCGCGAAGAGGCATACGCGCTGCTGAGCCGGGAACATCAGGCGTTCGTCGCGCTCACGTCGGAGGGATCGGCCAGAAGCCACCGCCTGTCTCAGCGCTTCGGGGCACTGGCCGGTCACGGCGTCGATGTGTTCTGGACGTACGAATGGGCGCTCGACACGCTCATGGGCGCGTGCCGGGAGAACGGGTTCTCTGACGCCAACGGGGAGGGGTACGCGCGCGGCCAGGCTGAACGCGGGCTGGAATACGGCATGCGTGAGCGATGGGTGGCCATCGAGACCTCGGCGCCGGCCGGGATCGATCAAGCTGAGGCCGCTACGCCGGCGGACGCCGTGACCGCGCTCATCGGCGAGATGCTGACGCTCGACGAACTGGAGAACGCTCCGCCCCCGAAGTTCCTGATCCACGGGTTCCTTCAGTTCGACAGCGAGTCATGGCTGATCGGGGCGCCCGGCTCCAAGAAGTCATTCGTGGCGTACGACATGGCGGCCAGGGTGGTGCGCGGTGAGCCGTGGCAGGGGAGACGGACCAATCCGGCGGACGTCGTGTTCATCGTGGCTGAGGGGGCGTCCGGGCACGGCAAGCGGGTCAAGGCGTGGCGCCAGCGATACGGACGGGCGGAGAGCGAGGGGCGCCGCGCGGTCTACACGCTGCCGCGGCCAGTGCAGTCGAAAGACTTCGCACAGTGGGCGGTGCTGGTCGGGGCGTGCCGCCGGATAGCGGGATGGGCCGCTGAGGCCGGCAGGGGGCTGCTGGTAGTCATCGACACTCAAGCGCGAGTCACGGTCGGGCTGAAAGAGAACGACAACGGGGAGATGAACCTCTACGTCGAGGCCGTGAGCGCCATCAGGAGGGCCACGGGGGCATGCGTGCTCACCATCCACCACACCGCCAAGAACGGCGGCAACGCCCGCGGCGCATCCGTCATCGACGGCGCGCAGACCACCGAACTCAAGGTGGAGTCAGAGAAGGGGAAGCTCGTCGCCAAGCTGTCCACGGAGAAACAGAAGGACGTCGACGAGATGCCACCCCTCGATCTCGCGTTCGACGTCGTCGTCGTCGGCCAGGATCAGGACGGAGAGGCGCTGACTTCGCTCGTGCTGGCCGACAGGGACAGCGTCGCGTTCAAGGCGGCATGGGCATCCTCGGAGGTGGACGGAGAGTCCGAGGTGGCTACGGCGGTCACGCCGTACGCCGTGCGTACGTCACTCGATCCATGGATCGCGTCCAGGGGGCGCCCCGACGCGGTCGTTCAGCACTGGGTGGTGCAGGCGCTGGTGGATACAGCGGAGACGCTGGGGCTCACCCAGGCGGAGGTTCGGGCCATCGTCCAGGAGAAGCGGGGAGTGGTCGACAGCTCTACGTTCCGTAAGGCCTGGCAGAAAGTGACCGAAGACGGGGGGGTCTGGTCGGACGTGATCTCGGCCAGTAGCGGAGCGCGATGGACTGTTGACAGAGTGTCCATTCGTGCACTTCAGGGGGATGTTACCGGCCAGTAGAAGATTGGCCACCCTGGGGGGTGGCCAATCATGGGATTGGCCACCCCATTGGCCACCCTATTTGTCCCGATTCCAAAAATCGATTGGCCACCATTGGCCACCCCATTGGCCACCCCCGTATGCGCAGGTCAGGGGGTAAGTGGCCACCATTGGCCACCATTGGCCACCTAGTCAAGGGACTAGGGCGGTCCCACATTGGCCACCTCCGAGGGGGTACGTAGTACCCTCGGGGGGGGTGGCCAATCCTGGCGGTAGGTGACGAGCGACTAGAGGAATCAGGACTTGCGTTAAGGAATTTGGACGCGTAGAATCAGACGTGTAAGAAGGAAGTGAAGCGTCAGAGATGACGAACGAGGGGCGGACGACATGAGCAAGATCGCGATGATGAAGCGGGAGATCGGTCAGGAGGCGTTCCGCGCTCTGGGTCTGGCCGGCGTGACTCACTCGGGTGCTGTCGTGGTTCTGGCCGATGG